AGCTGGTGTTAGCTGTGGACTAGGAGATCCAGGTAATCCATTAAAAGGCCAAATTCCAGTTCTGCCTACAGGTATTTTTTCTTCGACAACAATTACAGCTTTGCTTGCTGTTGCAGCTCCACTAGGAACTTTTGGGTTAATGAGTTCAGTATTAATGACCGATACGGTAAATACTGCACTACATAATTGTCACATTCACCCTAGTTTCAAAGGACCTACAGGTCCACCAATTCCAAAAATGATTTAAGGATATATTATGGCGACTCTTTTTGATAGAACAGGTTTTAATTTTACCGATACCACTGGCACAATAACTACATTGCCAAATACAGCTATTCAACAATTAAATACGGCGCCAGCATTGGTGCCAAATCAATGGATGAGAGATGATTTGATAAATGATGATACTAATGGTTATTATGTAAATCCTGTGGCAAGTTCATGTAATACTATTTGGCTTTCTGCCAATACTTTAGTTAATGTTACAAGTTCAGTAACGGGCTCTGGTAATTTAACGGCATTATGGACAACAATTAATGCTGATATTAAATCTATTGCTGGTTATAATGTTATAACTGGAAGTGCTGAAGCGCCACCAATAGTTGAAACTCACGTTCCTGGTCGAATAGTACAATTTATAAATCACACCAACAGAATTTCTGGTGTGGTTCCAATTACTGCAAATACGGACGCAGCCGATAAACCACACCTCGAACAAGCCATGCAAATTGGTCGAGCATTAACATATGTAATATATCAAGTTGATGGTCGTGAAGACAATGCGCCCATGTTAGGCAGTTTTACAAGTATTCTTATAGCTAACACTATTAACGATTATGCTAATATTGTTGTTACATATGCTAATACCATTAATAGCAGTATTACAATAACTACTGAAACTGTTGGTGAAAATGTAATTACAACAAAAGTCTCAAATTTATCATATGCGGCCGTAAATAGTATTGCCGTAGCTGCTAATACTTTAAACACTTTGTTTTTGGAAAGGCGAGTACATGATGAGAATTTTTATACAAAATCAAATGAATTGGTTAATGAAGCTAAAAATATACGCAGATATGAAAATTTAGGAGCATCTGAAGACAACTTAGTTCAAAATCTTATTGGAAGTGATAAATTAAAATCTAGGCTTGGCCAACCGTAACATAAATATAAAATGGCAACAATAATAACAACAACTAGAGAATGGCGAGATTTAGATTTAAATTTCAATATTCATCCAATCCGTAAAGACATTAACAAACACAGGGCTGAGTTTGCGGTAATTAATTCCATTAAGAATTTAATTTTAACTAATCACTATGAGATCCCTTTTCAACCAGAAATTGGATGTAATATTCGAAAACTTTTGTTTGAACCATTGGATATGATTACGGCATCTTTAATTGACCGTGAAATTGTAGAAACAATAAAAAATTTTGAGCCAAGAGCAAATGTTACAAAAATTGTTGTTTTTCCAGATTTCGATAATAATGGTTTTAAAGTTGAATTATTGTTTCAAATTATTAATAGAACCGATCCGATAGCAATCAAATTTTTCTTAGAGCGAGTCCGATAAATGGCAGATAATCGTTTACAAGTTGCAGAGCTTGATTTTGATACAATCAAAACCAATTTAAAAACATATTTAAAACAACAAACAGAATTTCAAGATTACGATTTTGAAGGCTCTGGGCTTAATGTTTTAATTAATCTTTTAGCATATAATACTCATTATAATGCATACTATCTTAATATGGTAGCTAATGAATCATTTTTAGATACAGCTTTATTGAGAGATTCTGTTGTTTCACATGCTAAAACATTAGGATATGTTCCTTATTCTAAAACATCATCTACAGCAGTTATTAATTTAACGGTAGAAACCAATAGTTCAACAATTGATACTGTAACATTACCTAAAGGTTTTGTATTGTTATCCAATACCATGGATAATGAAAATTATAATTTCAATGTAATGGCTGATACAACCGTTACTAAAAGTGGAACAAAATATTTCTTTGAAAATTTAGAAATTAAAGAAGGTGAATTTGTATCTTATTCTTTTACACAAAATGACGGAGAAAATCCAAAAGCTATTTTTGAAATTCCGGATGCTGATATTGATACCAGTACGATTACAGTCTCAGTTAGACCTTCTTCAAGTAATTCACAGATATCAATATACAATAAAGTTACTGACGTTTTAGATGTTACTAATTCGTCTGAGGTGTATTTTTTACAAGAATCTAGAGGTGGTAAGTATAAGATTTATTTTGGTGACGATGTTATTGGTAGAAAAATTAATGATGGTTCAATTATTAATGTAACATACTTGTCAACAAATGGATCAATTGCAAATAAAGCTTCTTCGTTTACCGTAAGTGCTCCTATTGGTGGATTCACTAACATTACAGTTGATACTGTATTTGTTGCTGGTGGTGGATCAAATAGAGAATCAGTTAGTGAAGTAAAGTATAATGCTACATCTCAATTTGCTACACAAAATAGGTTGGTCACTTTTAAAGATTATGAATCATACATCACTAAAAACTATCCGTCACTAGATTCCATTTCAGTTTGGGGTGGCGAAGAAGAAACTCCTCCAGTTTATGGCAAAGTTTATATATCTATTAAACCAAAAACAGATTACTATATTTCTGAAATTGAAAAACAAAGAATTTTAAATGATATTGTTAAACCAAAATCTATTGTTTCCGTTCAAGCAGAGTTTAAAGATCCTGAATTCTTGTACTTATTGGTTAACAACTACATACAGTATGACCCTAAGAAAACAACTGTGAGTTCGGATGGCATCAAAAATAATATTAGAAACGCTATCATAGCATACAGAAATTCAAAATTAAATAAATTTGGTGCTAAATTCATCTTGTCCAAAATGCAAGATTCGATTGATGCTACAAATCTGAATTCCATTATTGGTTCTGAAACTGTTGTTAGGTTACAGAAAAGATTTTTGCCTGTATTGAACCAATCTAAAAATTACGCAATTAATTTTAATGCACCTTTACATCGTGGCACAATTACAAATAAAGTAACATCAACCAGTTTTAATGTTTTGGATGTAGATGGTATTGAAAGAACTGTTATCTTTGATGAAATACCTCAGTCATCTTCGGGCATTACCTCAATCGGTGTTACTGATGCGGGTACAGGCTATACCTCTGCACCAACAGTAACTATTACTGGTGATGGTACTGGTGCAACAGCTGAAGCCATTATTGTTAACGGCAGAGTTCAGAATATTAATATTGTGGATCGTGGAACCGATTACACACGAGCTGTAGTAACAATTACAGGTGGTGATGGATATGGCGCTGCAGCGATTGCAGTAGTAGATGGTCGAGTAGGAACACTTAGAACAATTTATTATGATTCAGCTGCACAAAGACAAATTGTTGATGATAATGTTGGTGAAATTGATTATGACGCTGGATTAATTAACATTTTTGATATTAAGGTGTTATCTGTTGCTTCAACTGACGGTTACATAAGACTATCATTTGAGTCAGAAAAAGGTATTGTTGAAACTATTAGAAGTACAATTATTACAATTGATGAAACCGACCCTACGTCCATTACAATTGATTTAGTCAAAATATCTGATTAATTAAATGTCCAATTTAAAAACATCCATACTTGTTGCACAACAAGTACCTGAATACATAAATGATGAATATCCTTTGTTCATTTCTTTCCTTGAAGCATATTATGAATTCATGGAAGAAGCTCAAGGCAGTCAAAAAAACAATGTATTGACTCTCAGCAAAAACATGAGATATGTTTCGGATGTGGACGCATCCATTGGTGCATTTGAAAAAAGTTTCTTTAATAACTTTGCCTCTTTGATTCCTAGAGATGTTGAGATAAACAAAGAAACACTTATTAAAAATGTTTTGCCTCTTTATATTTCTAGAGGCAATGAAAAGTCATTCAAATTATTCTTCAGAATGCTGTTCAATGATGAGGTTGATGTTATTTTACCAAAAAATAATGTCTTGCGAATATCAGATGGTAAATGGACAGTTGACAATCTTTTAAAATTAGAAACCGATATTCGTAGCACATACACAGGAACAGGTTCAAATACCACATTCTTTCTGGCTCAACAAGTTGATCCTGATGCGGTTGAAGTTTATGTTGACGATGTGTTAAAAACAATTAATACCGATTACACAATTCGAAAAGAATCTAGAAAGTTGGTTTTTAATTCTGCGCCTGTTTCAAACACAGCGATTAAAG